TGCATTTCTACCTAATTCAGCTCCCATGATCCGTGATCCGTCGGCCAGTCTTTGTGTACCAGCACTATTGGTTGCTGTTGGTGTATAAGTATTTATATCTTCTTGATTCGAGAATCTTATAAACATATCGTCTTGTGTACTTTTATCACCAATAGTTGTTTCGGTTCCAAAAAATATTAAGTGACGATCGGGTGTAGATACTAACATATCACGTGATGCGGTTGGTGCACCTGTTATGATAGTTGCTCTTGTTGCTGTTGCATTTGATGCGTCTCCATCCCATTGAAAACATTCTCCGTTATGTATCAAAGCAATAAGTGTTGAACCTAAGTTATCCAATGACCATAAACCAGGATCTGTAACTGAGTCTGTGTTGGCCGCAGGTGATCCCCACCCAGTCCAACTTGAAGTGTTGGTAACAGTGGCACCATTACTGTGTCCAGATCTCGTAGATCCTCTAGCAGCTCTTGTAATACCTGTTAAGTCATTACCAGAAATACCAGTGTAAGATATTTCTTCTGAGCCCACTTGAATATAATTAGTTCCCGTAGACGGAAAACCAGTTGTGCTTGTAAGTGTAATGCTTGTTCCCGATCCACCGGTACCATTAGCATCATCTAACAAAGCGCCGTTTAAAGTTGTTGTTGTTGATCCTAAAATATTACCACCCCATAAAGATATACCCCAACCAAAAGCTCCCAGTTGTTCTGGTGGTCCTACATGATAATATTGAAAATAAGTTATGCCTCCAGAAGTGGTTGCACCAGATCCTGTTTCATTACTAGGCATTGTAATAGTTATAGTGGTAGAACTTGGTACAGTTGTTACCATAAATTTTTTATCACAAAAATCAGAAGCACCAAAATTAGAATTAGTTATAGAACTAAATGTAGATGTTTCTCCAAATAAAATTATATCTCCTGGTTGAAAATTATGTGATCCAGGAAAAGTTATTGTTACTTCTGGATCTCCATTAGTCGTGCTAAATGCATTAGTGATTGCTGTGCCTGATGGATTAGTTAAGGGATGTATATCATAATATACTCCTCCAGAGTATATATATAAAATTCGGTTTGTACCAATAGCTGCATATTTAATTGAATCTTTATTAACAAAATGATGAAGACCTCTTACTACACCAGTAAGTTTAGATGCTCCTAGTTGATTCCAACCACCTACTTTTTCAGGTGTACCATATCTAAAACGTACATTTTCTCCTCCAGTCCATTGAGACTCTGCACCCGTAGATGTTACTTGTTTATTGAATCCAGGTAGAAACCCTATTTTTTGTAGCATATAACCTCATATTACATATTCCGTATTGGCGGAACACCTAACATCGGCCTTTTGTCGAACCTATTCTTTTCAGCAAAAGGACCATCTACATGGTTATAATGAAGGAAGACTTGCGCACAAACATCCCCTTCAAAAGGTTCTCTCCAATGTTCTAGTTCACAACCACTATATACTAGCATATCGCCCACATCAAGCAAGACTTTCGTGCCTGCTGGAGCGTTGGGTTTATGTATCTCTTTATACTCATCTATGACGGTGTCAGCCCCTGTGCCATCGATAAATATAGGCCATGGATTTCCACCGAGGTTTAATGTTGTAGATATTTCACAAGAAGGTCTATCTTTGTGACGTTTTAATACATCGCCTTTTTTGTATATTCTAGAGTACGAATATGTAGGTATTAAATTTAATCCTGTTTCTTTTGCCATTACAGGCAACATCTTAACTAACAATGTTTCCATAACATGATCAGCATAATGAGAGTATGTATTTGGAACTTGTTTGTCTTCCCAAGTGCCTAACATACCATTGTCGTATGTAATGTTATTTTGATACATCCAAGAAACGGCATCTCTTTTAAGTAAAAAATAATTAAATATAAAATTAGCTAGTTCGTAGCTAAGTGCATTTTTGATTACGTGATATTTATTGAAAGCCATGTTGTATAAAATTAAAACTTACTGATATCCTTATATCATTTGATTCATTGGGTGCAACGTTATGCCAAAGATAAAAAGGAAATACTATAATTCTTCCTTCTATTGGTTTTAAACATACTTCTCGCCATAAATGTTTTGGTGGGGTACCTTGTTTTCTAGTAGGCATATTTAATTGTGCTCCTGCTCTTGGTTCATTACAAATTAAATCACCAGAATTTTCTAGAGCCTTTATATAATATACTCCACTAAATAAACTATTGGGATGGATGTGTGCAACATTGTATCCACCTGGAGGATTTATGTTAGCCCACATATTACCTAGTATAGGTTCCCTACTTAACCATTCTTCTTTCCATATATCATTCATCATTACAAACAATTCATTTACTAAAGGTTGATATACAGGCATCTTATGCATTTCTGATGTAGAGTGCCAACCATTACGGTTTGTTTTTTTTAAACCAGGATCTCGTTTAGACCATTCAATTATTTCATTAGCAAATAATTGGTTATCTAATTTAACGTCTTTACCATATATGGTTGTTGGAAAAAATTGTTCTTTAATCATCTAAAAGGTTTGCCTCCAAACCAAACAACTAAAGATTGTCTAACACCTTTGGTTACTGGTGCAACTCTATGATTTAAAAACGATGCAAATATAATTGCATGGCCTTGTTTAAGTTCTGCAAATTTACCTGGCGCCATTAATTCTAAATCTCCACCTTTAAATTCTGATGGGTCATTTAACAAAAGAGTCATTGATATTTTTCTTACAGGTGGTTCGTGAGCCATGTTTACATCACTGTCCATATGCCAATCATAGAATCCTCCTACAGGATATTCTGTAAATTGTGCTTGTTCTGTAATTCTAATATCTCCAAAACCAAAATGGTTTTCATTTGCTCTTTGTATAAAACGATTAAGGTCTTCATACATGTGACTCATTTCTTTAAAAGGTATCCACGATATTGTTGTAATTCTTTTTTTAGTATCTGTTCCACTACCTGGTTTACCCATACCAACTTGTGCTTGTTGTGGTGGCTGTGCTCTACCTGATGCAATAATTTGTCTACATTGATCTGGTGTAAATAATGGTTGTGTGGTTTGTATTATCCAACTTTTCCATTTAGGTTCTGTAATATGTATATTTTCGTACATTAACTTACTCCTCTATTTTTAATTGGATCATATTCAACATCACAATTACACGCAAGAGTTCTTCTCCATCCCGGTCCATTAAAAGGATATACGCAGTGTCTCATATCATATGGAAATATAAAAAAATCTCTTTCTTTAATTTCTGGTTGATAATCTATATGAGCAAATTGACCAGATGATGATCCCAGTATTTGTAGCTTGCCATTCTGTGGTGTATCTGATGCTGAATATTCAACACCAAAACTTTGTGGTAATTTTAAAATCATTACACTAGACAATCCTGTAAATCTTGTTCCTTGATGCACGTGCACTGGATTATATTCGTGTTCAAACATTTGATTAACCCATATAGAATTAAAGTGCATATTGTATCCTGTTATTTGGTTCCAATCTAAATAATGTTTAAACCTGGATTCAAACCATTGCAATATAGTATTGGGTAAATGGTTGTGTCTAGTCATTTTTTGGCTATCTTGACCATCATAAAACAAACTATGTTCTTTTTCTATCTTACCTACAAGTTGTTTATTAGCAGGTTTTAAATCAAGATATTTTTTTTCGTAAATATTATTAATTGCACCGAAGACATCTAAAGGTACTTGATATTTTAATACTGATTGACCTAAAAATATAAAACTAAATTTATTTTGGTTTGGCGCCAAGGTCATGTTGTAATTGTTCTTTCCTGTTGTAAATCATTTCACCTGATTTTTTAACTCTTTCTATACTTTTTAATTGACCTAACACATTAAATACTTCAGGTTGACTTGAGCCTGATGTTAATGTCTCTGCTTTATTTTTCATAATCATATGATACGAATCTAGTTGGTGCCTGTTAACGTCTTGTGTATCAAACGTTCCATCATCAAATTCTTTTTTTAATGTAGACCAAAGTTTAATTTCTCTCATACGATCTTTAGCAACAAGTTGCATGTTAGCAAGACCATATCGCTCTTCATCTAAATCTATTTGATACTTTGTTAATTTATAATCGTCTTTTTCTGTTTCAATCTTTTTTTCTAACCATTTAACTTTTGCTTCCTTACGTCTACAATCAAAAGACAAAGTCATTAAGTTTTCTAAGAAAACATTTTGTTCTCTAACACACTGCCAATACTTTGCAGCTTTTGTTGGATATTTCATGTCTTGTAGAACAGACATTCTCATTTCTGTTTCTGTTCTAAATACTTGTTTCTTAGTCCAAGTGTCTCTTAATTCTGTAGTTAATGCTTTAAACTCTTTAACATCATTTGGGTCTAATAAATTATTTAAACTTGGTGCTTCTTTTTCTATAAGTGCATGTATATTTCTTTTTTCTGTCATAATAATCCTTTCGTAAACTAATATATACTTTATTAACTAACTGTCAATGTTCTTGTTTCTACAGTTTTACCAAATTCTTCTGTTGCTGTTGTAGCGCTACCAGGTGGACCATATCCTCCCGTTACAACTCCTGATGTATTGTCGGTTCCAGCACCTGCTCCATCTTGTCTTCCAGTAGAAACAGCTGGTGCAGCGGTAAAACTACTTCCATCATAATCAAAAGTAGTTGTAAGATATGCTGTACCACTATATCCAGAAACTTGTTTAGCTGCTGTTTGTGGTCCATAACCTATACCATATTGAGTTGCTCCTGGAAGTGCTGTTACATTAGTCCAAGACGATCCATTATATTCTTCAACATTATTAAAAGCTGGTGGAGATCCTGGTTGTCCCCCTCCCATAGCTAAACCCGCTGTTTCGGTTCCAGCTGCTGAAATTCCATATCTAGCTGTGTTTAAAGTACCACCATTTGACCAAGACGATCCGTTATATTCTTCTGTTGCATTACTCATAGCAGTGCCAGTCCAACCTCCAGCTGCAAAAGCAGCTGATTGTGGTCCACTACCATCAATGTGTCTTCGTCCTGTGTTCATAGTTCCAGCATTGGCCCATGATGAACCGTCAAATTTTTCTGAGGCTGTAGTTGGCGGATCACCTCCAGAACCTGATATAGCTGCCGTAGCAGTACCACTACCTGATTGATAGGCAATCGCTGTTCCTAAACTAGGTGTCGCTGTCCATGCTGTACCATTATATAAAAGTGAAGTTGTTACAGCTGAAGGAGCTACTCCTCCCCATGCTAAAATTGAACTGTTTGTTGTTCCTGCTGCAGCTAAAGCTGCTGTTGCAGTTGGTAAAGCTCCACCTGATGTAAATGCGGCTGCGCCAGCAAGATAACCTTTAAGTTGTCCTAAAGTTGAATTATACCACACTTCTCCTTCTAGTGGATTAGAAGGGTTTGACGATACAACTTCTACTCTAAAACCATATAGTTCTTTATACGTAGACATTTAATAATCCTTATGGAAGAGTTACGTCAGTGGGTCTTATATTATTTGGTTCTGCTTTTTCTTCATCAGTTTGAGCATCCCAAGCTGCTTGTGCCGCTTGTACATCAGCGTCAACTAAAGCTTGTGCTTCTGACTTAGTTTTAAAAACACCGCCTTTATCAGCTACCCACAAAGCGCCTTTTGGATTATTTCCAATAACCCAGACGTCAGCAGGATAACCTCTTAAAAAAAAGTTTCTTCTATCTTCAGCTGTGAAGAATCCTTTCCCAGTGTTAGTAAGCACTCCATATAAAAAGTTTTCCATAGTCTTCCTCCTTTTAATGTTTGTATATCATAGTTTAACTCTGTGTCAAAGTCTTAACATTTAATGCTGTTGTTTCAGGGTTAAATTCTTCTGTTTTATTAGTATTAGGATTTGGTGGTGTTGCTCCTCCAGCTATAAACCCTGTTTGCGATCCAGCTGATCTAGATGCACCTAAACCATATTTTCTACCTTGAGATAAACTAGGAGCACTAACCCAAGATGTTCCATTGTATTGCTCACCCTGTGTATCGGTTCCCGGATCTCCCCCAGCAACTATTGCACTAGTTTGAGTTCCATATCCAGCTCCACAAGCATATTGTCGAGGTGAATTTAAATTTCCTTGAGCTGAAAAACTTGTACCATCAAAGTTAAGAGTTGTTGAACTTTGTAAATATCCACCTGCAAGCCATAAAGCTGTTGCTGTTCCATCTCCTGCTTGATTATAATTTCCTGTTGGTAACGAATTAGGATTAGCTGACCATGATGAACCATTGTATTCCATTACTTGCGAGACTCCTGGAGGTGGGTCACCATATCCCCCACACGCGACCGCAGCTGTTTGAGTTCCGCCTCCACCGGCGTTTCCATAAGCTGGTCCTATATCTGGTAAAGATCCTCCTGCAGTCCAGTTAGTTCCATCCCATTCATATGTTTGTTCTTCTACTCCATAACCTTGGTTACTACCAAAAATTAATCCTGCTGTATCTGTTCCACAAGAATTACCAGCAAAAAAATTATCTGGTAAATTATTTACGTTTGTCCAAGATGTGCCATTATAGGTATCTGTTCTATTTTTTGTATCACTTGGATATTGTAATCCACCTACATACCATGCTGCTGTCTGTGTTCCAGCAGATCCACCACCTCTAGAATCTTGAGGAAGATTTCCACCACTAGACCATGCTCCAGCGGTTATTGCGTTTGTAGAAACACTATATACTTCAGATATATTATAGCCGCCGCCAAATATTCCAATGCTATCTCCAGATGCTCCAAAACCAGCGGATTGTGAATTATTACCTGCTAAAGTTGTTGAATTTGTTGTCCATGAAGTTCCATCGTAATTTTCAATAGCATTTCCACTTGGAGGATTACCACCTAACATAGTTGCGTTTGTTGTAGACCCTTGACAAGTTGCAGGTCCTTGATTTCCTCTAGCTGTATTTAAAGTTGGCGCTGCTGTCCAAGCAGATCCATTATATTCTTCTACCATTGATCCTGCCGGTGGACCAAGAGGTCCACTTTCACCTGATACTCCTAAAGCTGCAGACTGTGTTCCACACCCAGACATATTTGATCTAGCGGAATTCATAGTTGCAGGTGGAACTGACCAATTAGTTCCATCGTAATATTTTGTTTTATCCGAAGCTACTGAATATAATGGTGGATTACCGTGACCTGAATACATTATTCCTGCTGTTTCGGGTCCGCCACCACATAAACCTCTAAGTGCTTCAGGCATAGCGTTTACAGCTGACCAAGCAGAACCATTATATTCTTCTGTTGCATTACTTGCAGTTGGTGGTGGTGGAATCATACCACCTACACAAACTCCTGCAGTTAATGTTCCAAAACCAGATCTGTTAAGACCTGATACATTTAAATTTCCTCCGTCACTCCAACCGGTTCCATTCCATTCTTCAGTTGAGTTTACATATGTATTACCGCCTGCAACCCAGTTTGCATCTGATGATCCACCAGAGGCACTAGCCATTTGCACTGCGGTTGGGGCTGATCTAGTTACTCCTGGCTGACTTGTAGCTGAAGTAAGAGTAACAATACTTTTAAAAGTATCATCTGTTGAGTTAAACCAAATTTGTCCTGTAGCCGCATCATCCGTTGGATTAGCGTCGACTGTTTTAATTGCTTTACCGTGTATTTCTCTATATGTTGCCATAATTAACTCGTTGCAAATGTTTCTACATTAGCTGTTGATGTTTCTCCAGTAAATTCTTCCGTTGCTGTTGTAAAAGTAGGATGTGGATTTCCTCCAAAAGCAATTCCTGCTGTAGCAGATCCAGTTCCACTAGGATAATTTCTAGCTGTTGCCATTGATGGTCTTGTTGACCACGATGTTCCATCATAACCTTGTGTAACTCCAGTGTAATTAGGTGTTCCTGGTGCTACAGTTCCTCCCGCAACAATTGCATTAGTTGCTGTTCCAGCACCAGCCATATTAACTTGTACTGAGATCATATTTCCACCAGCGGTCCAAGATTCACCACCATATTCTTCAGTAAGAGCACTATAAGAAGGAGTGTGTCCTCCTGCACATATTGCTGCAGTTTGAACTCCAACACCACCAGCCACGTGTGATCTTGCTGTTGATAAAGTTCCACCAGCAGTCCAAGATGTGCCACCATATTCTTCAGTAGAATTTAATTTTGTTCCATTATCACCACCAAAAGCTAATGCAGCGGTCTGTATTCCACAACCACCTAAATTAACTCTAGCAGTTGATAATGAGTTTGGTTGAGTTGCCCAATTAGTTCCATCATATTCTTCTGTTGAAGCTAAATAAGTTGTATTATAACCTCCAGAATATAAAGCTGCAGTGGTTGTGCCTGCTCCAGCTCCAGAATATCTAACTGTGTTTAAAGTGTTTTTTACAGACCAAGACGATCCATTGTATTCTTCAGTAATATTTAAATTAGTTCCATTGTATCCACCAAAATATAAAGCTGCAGTTTGTAATCCATTTTGAGATGAAGCTGCTTCATCTCTAGCTGTGTTTAAATTTCCACCACTAGCCCATGCTGCACCTGTAACAATATTTGTTGAACTGTTAAATTCTTCTGTTCTAGAAACACCTGGATCTCCACCTGCGCATAAACCTGCAGATTGTGTTGTTCCTACTCCAGATGTGGTTCCTTGTTTAGTTGCTGTTCCCATTGTTGCAGGACTTACTGACCACGATGATCCATCATATTTTAAACATGTATTTGTAGTTGAAGGTAAAGCCCCTCCAGATAAAGCTCCTGCTGTTTGTGTGCCCCAAGAAAACATCATGCTTCTTCCTGCAGGCAAAGCGCCTCCACTTGTCCAAGAAGAACCATCATATTCTTCTGTATTTGTATAGATCGTTGAATTAGGATTATCTGATCCACCAAAAGATAAACCTGCAGATTCAATTCCTGTTCCTGCAAAATATTGTCTAGCTTGAGATAACGAACCACCACCTGTCCAAGCTTCTCCATTGTATTCTTCTGTTGCTGTTGTGACCGCAGGACCAGTTGAACCACCAGCTAAAACAGCTGCTGTTTCAAGTCCAAAACTAGCTCCCGATCTTCTGGCTGTAGAAAAACCTTCTTGTGCAGACCAAGCTGATCCATTAAATTCTTCGGTTGTATTTGCTGCAGGATAATCTCCATAGACTAATGCTGAGGTTTCCGTTCCACATCCACCAGGATATTGTAATGCATTATTTAAATTAGCTATAGAACTCCAACCTGTTCCATTATAATTTTCACATAAATTAGTGTCTGGACTTCCTCCATTAAATAATGCAGCTGTTTGAATTCCAGCTCCTGCTCCCGACGCTCTTCCTGTTGCTAAAGGTGCGCCACTAGAAAATGCTTCACTAATAGCTAACCCTCTAAGACTTTGTGTGGTTGTATTATACCACATTTGTCCATCAGCACCCTCTGTTGGATCTGATGATAGGGATTTAATTTTTTTTCCGACTATCGCTCTATAGGTCGACATTTATTTAGTCTCCTTAATTATTCTTCAGAAGCCAACCCTGTGTACCATCTACATATACTAAAGTATTTGCGGCTCTTTCTGTTGATACTACTAAAGGATCAGTTGATCCGTGAATTTTTTCTGTTCCATTTTGATCTATTGTTAAAGCATTTGAATCAAATGTTCCCGCATAATCTATAAAAGAAACTTCATCACCTATACTTCCCGCAGGTAAATCCATTTCAAATGCACCACCTGTAGTATTAATAAAGTAACCTTCACCAGCAACTGCTGTAAATGTAGAAGTTTTTACTGCTTGCCATGAAGTACCACCTGATATTTCACCCCAAGATAAAACTCCACCTGTTGTGGATTTTAATCT